CCATGTCAATGATCTCGCCATAGGAAAATTCCAGGGCATCGATGATATGCTGGCGCACCACATCGGCAGCGGGATTGTCCGATTGAAAGATGATCGAGGTGGTGGCCTGCGCCCAATCCGAAGGGGAGTGATTGCCACCGGTCGATACAAGGGGAACTAATTTCATGCGTCTATTTACTTGGGATCATTATGAACCAGCGATGGTGAAATTTACCCACACCCCGACCAACGCCTCGGCCTGCGCGCCACTCCAATACACCTCGAAGATGCGATTGCGGCTCATGCCCAAGCGATAATAGGTGGGCGACGTGTTGTATTCGCCACGCCGACCGAGTGACTTCAATAGGCCATTGCTCCAGGTGTAGCCGGCATCATCCGACCACCGCAAGGTCAAGTGCTCGGTGTCGATCACACCGGCCGATTGGGTGACAAATAGATCGTCGATCGTGAGATCAGAAAGAGTTGGTGGACTACATGATCTATCACCATATCCATAGATAAGACTACTATCCCGGCTGATCCCTACTGCGACGCCTTGACTGAAGTCGTCGGGATCAGCGAGCGATGGTAAAATGTGGATTGCCCCATCGACATCCCAATAGCACGCCCAGGTCTTGAAGTCGGGATCATCCACTTCTCCGACAACGATGGAGCCATCACTATTGCAGCCCCATGCTCTAGCCCCTATCCATCCATCCGGTCTGTCAAGGGCCTCAGCCGTTGTGCCAGTCCAGCGAATTGCCGTATCAGCACCACTGCTATCTGATCCCCACCCGACACTGATGCCGCCGGAATCAGCCGCAAAGGTGACTGTGGTATCGCGACGATGGGTACTTCCCGGTAGATCAGCGAGAACATGGATGTCACCCCATACCGTGCCGAAGACTGGATCGCCACTGGTCGCATGACCTAGATTGTCCCAATAGACCGGGAAGCCAAATGCTGCATTGCCAAAAATATTCGATCCATCGCCATTGCAGCCGATCAAAGAAATGGTATGATTGACACCACTTATGGTGAAGATTAATGGAAAATATTCTCCACCGGTCCAGAATGAGGGATAGCTTTCGGCATCACCGACAATCACCGACCCATCTTGAGAACATTCAACCGCAGAAGATTCCTCCGCGATGTCAGGCAATGGTAATGCACTTGGTACACCATCGGTCCACACAGTAATCGTCAAACTACTGCCAGACAATGACGAAACACCAACTAAGATGCTACCGTCATCCGAGCATTGTCTGCCGCGATATGGACCAGATAGAAAATTGATGGCACATCCATCGAAACCGGGCAGTGGTGAGAGTGCGTCGGTACCAGAACTGGTCCAACGTATTATCGTGCCGCCGCTTAAAGTGTCGTTACTGCCGTAGATGATGCTACCGTCCTGTGACATGGCGTGTGCAGCAATGGCACCAAGACTCGGCGTCAATCCCGTCAATGTCGCCGATCGATTCCAGCGAGCAGGTTGTTGAGAACTCGCCGCATCATTGCCTTGTCCGGCTATCACTGATCCATCACCAGATACGGCATTGGCTCGTGTCGATTGATTATCGGCCACTAAGCCGAGCATTGATACGCCGCCAGTGATGGGCCAGATCAGTCCAGTCTCGATGATCTCACATATTGGTGGAGATGGTACTGTACATGTACCTGCTTCTTGGAAACTAAGGGTACTGCCGCTCGTCAAGAAGAAATCAATGCCAGTGCCGCGATTAATCAGGAAGTCATTTGGCGCTTCACTGGGCAAGATTGTCTGGAAAATCTGCGGCTGTGATCCCAATGGTAACGAGCCATTTGGACCGAGATCGACCGGCGTGAGATCGGCGTTGATGAACTTGCGTCGATTGGCCGGAATAAAGAGATCAACAAAGCTCGGTGTAGCAGACATCCAGATGTCAGCAAATGCCGGATAAGAGAAACCCAAGCTACTTCCGACATCGAAATCCCAAATGTTCGATGATGGGGGGGTACGGAAATGACCACTGGCAGTCCAGCCACCCGAGGCAAGTTCTACTGGAACATCATTGACGTAATACTGCACAGTTTGCGTGGCACAGTTCACCGAGATGAGATGGTGCGAACGCAAGTCGGTGATCACCGGACTATCAAACACGGCATCGAAGAAGTATGTTGCCGTGGCCATTGTGCCGAGCTTTAGCGTGCTATTGCCACCCGGTAATACCGCCAATTCAAAGAAGCCAATATAACTCGGACCGCCATTGGAGTAATGTGAAATGCCGCTAACAATAGTATTCGGCAAACACGTCCAGAAGCTGAACAATATGGTGTCGAAATTCGTCGTGGGAAATCCCATCGACGTATTGACGGCAGCCATACCGAAAATACTGGCGTTGACCTGAACTAAGGTGACATCGTATGTCACTGCCACACCCGCACCCAATCAATCGCCAATGGCCAATTGATCCCACTGCCGATGATCAAAAACAGATTGCACGACTCCAAATTCCACGCTGCCGTCGACTGCGCTACCGCCACCGCCACGTTGTCGTAATACACCCGGATATGGCCCGGCGTCCAAAGGAAGCCATAGGTGTGCCAGCCCGTGTCCATCACCGGATAGGTCAGGCCATAGACCCCCGGTACAATGAATGCCGGATTCTCCACATTGAATTGGTTATTGCCGGCCGGATTGCCGAACACCCCACCTTGGCTCTCGATGAAGTCCACCTCGGTGCCATCCGCCGTCAAAATATTGATCGCCGGATTGCCGGCACCAAATCCGCCATTGGCCAGCGATTCCACCGGCGCCGCCCATAGCGCCGGCCAACCACCATTGAACGGATCACCGATATTCGGCGAAGTCACCAGACTGGTCTGCGCGTAGAATTCGATATAACCGTGCTTCCAGGCGCAATTCGCCGGAATCGATGACGCCGACATGGTCTGCGCCGGAATCGAACACAGCACCGAATTGCCCCAGAAGGTGTTGGAAAATCCCCCCCGCTGCACATTGAAGGTCAAAATTCCGCCATCCGATGAGGCATTGCTACCACCGGCGAACGCCGAGGGATTGACCGACCAACTGCCGACATGGGTGAAATACGAATCCACCTGCGACACCCAATACCACTTGAACCCCGATCCACTGGTCGCCCCACCGCTATTGGCGATCGTGCTCGTGGTGTCGAAATCATCCTCGAATACCAGATTGCTATAACCCGCCGATACCGCCTGCGATGGCGGCGTCGCTCCGGTGTAGATCGAGGTCGTGCCAATGGCACTGGCCGCACTCCGACCGACCACCGATGGCGAGGTACTCCGACTGATCACCGGTGAGCCACGGGCCACCGCAGCCGCCAAACCCGTCAGTGCCAAGGAAGGACCGGCGCCAATCAATGGCGTCCCCGCTACCGCCGAAGCCGCGATCCCGCTGATCAACGACGACATACTGCTGCTTGGCGAGACCACGCCACTACGAGCAGCACCCGCAAGACCAGTCAACAGAGGTGCGACACTGCCGTTGATCGACGGCACGCCAATCCCCGCTGTATTACCGAGGCCGGTCAATGACGACATCGCCATGCCGGTCACATTCGGATCGCCACGTCCCGTCGAGGCCAGGAAGCCAGCCAGCGAGGCCATCGCCATCGCGGTACCCGCCGTTGCTCCGACCAATATGCGGCCAGCAAGGGTATAGGTGCCGTCTTCGATCGAGATGCAGGGCTGCGATACCGTACCCCAAATCCCACTCGGCGAGACCCACAGACCATCCGAGGTCCGCAACACCGAGACGGAAATGGTCGAACCTTGCAACAGCATGATCACCCGATAGCTGCCAGCACTCAAGGTGCCCAAGACGACCGGATGGGTGGTACTCGGCATGACGGTGAGTACGATTGAATAATTCGTGCCGTCGCTGACCACAGCGGCCTTATAGCCATTATTTGAAGGATCAGCGCGACCGATGACGAACATGCTCTGACCGGTACGCGGCTGTGCCTCATAGCCGGTCGGCGTCATGGTGTAACTGACCGAGTAATTCGCCGTGGTCGGCACGCCACTGGCCAGATATAGCATGGTGCCGTTGTCCGATTGCACCACCGCATCATCGACGATCTCGCCCTCACCGGATATCTGGGTGAAGTTGGCGCCGATTGAGTTGATGTTGTGGTAGTTCTCCAGCAAGGTGCCATCGGGGGCATCAAAATCCGTCGCGATCACATTGGACGAGGTCGTGGCATTGCCGGCCGAGCCGACCTGCATCTGGGCGATCAATTGCGAATACATGATGCGTCGGCTGCTTTCCATGTCGATCTGGTGCGGAAAACTCCGCAACCGCTTGATCGGCCAGCCATTGTCGGTGTAGTTGTCTAGGTCAAAGACGTACAGATTGCCATTGCGCCAATCACCAACATAGACGCGATTATACGCAGCAGAAATGGCATTGGCGACATGGCGATATTCGATCCCGTTCTCATCGATGAAACACCTTTCATGCCACATATTGCTGGTGGCATCGAAACACCACGTCGCACCGCGTGACGCATTGGCCGAGGGAAAGGTCAACAAATAAAACGCGTGCCCGCCCTGCTGATACGCCATGCCGATCGCGTCATCAATCCGCTCATAGGTCGAGATCACCTGTTCAATGGCGTGCGTCGAAATTCTTTTGGAAGTCAATGCTTCGGCGCGCATGATGATGCCTTTGCCGAACTTGTCCTTACTCAGCCAGAATATCTGGTTCATCACCGACACGATGGAATACTTGGCGGCACAGCCCCAATCCATGAAGGCATCTTGATAAATGATGAAAGGAAATGAACCGGCAATACTTCCCTCACCGCCAGAATTAATCCAGACTTCACAAGACGTACTGCCTATCATCCAGGCGTTGCGATGCATGCTGACCACCGCCACCAATCGATTGGCCTGTCCGGTCATGGTGGCGAAGTCGAGCGCATCCCAGCCACCGATGTTGTCCTGATAGGTCACATCGAACACCGCACCCGTGCCGGTACCGCCGGTGGCCGTTATGGGATTGGCCGGCTTGGTGAGCACCGCCCCGGCGTCGGTGGTCCCCCAGAAGGTGATGGCCCCTGAATCATCGACGGCATTGATGGTCACCTGTGCGCCACCGGTACCCGGCAAATCGAGCACATCATCGACCGTATATCCGCTGCCGGTATTGACATGGGTGATCGTCAAGGTCACCGCCGTACCGGTCAAGTAGGCCCCGACGGAGAGCGTGATCTGGGTGGTACTATCGATGCTGACCACCGTCACGGTTCCCTGGGGAATGCCGGCACCGGTGACCAACATGCCGATGATGATGCCGTCGGTCGAGGATAAGTTGGTGATCTTCTTATCGCCTACCTTGGTATCGCCCGTCGGCTTGACCGAAGTCAATGCGGTGAAGAAGACATTAAACGACGCCGTGAGGTTGTCGTTATCGATATTCGACAAACTGATATAGTACTGCGCGGTATCCGGGCGATTGAGCAGAAAAAAGGTGTCTTGAAACGCGACGTGATCCGCCCCGAGGAAGCCTTGATTGATCCCGCGATCGATCCGCACCAGCTTCTGATCACCCGGCTTCTTGGTGATATCGACGAAATACCCATCGACGGTACCATCGACAATCAACAGGATGGCACCATTGTCGCACATCGACACCGGCGTGTCGCGCTCGGTCACATCGGATGGATCAGAACCTTGAAATTTTCCGAGGAGGAAGAATTGGTTGTTCTCGGCGACGCGATACACCGACTGGTTATAGACCGCATACAGGGTCCCATCGAATGAAGTGTATAATGCCCGGCATCGCTCTTGGCCGGTATTGGCGACGAAGGTGAGACCGGGTGTGCAGTAATGCACGGTGGGGAAAGGCTCGCCTTCTTCGGGTGGTAGGCCCTCAACATAGAGGTTGAGACAGCGCTGCGCTGCGGCAACCAAGGAACGCGATGTGTAGGCACCGCCGGTGAGTTGAAGAAATCCCATTTAATATGCCCAGGGAAGGCCGTTCAAACTGCCCAATGTCGGATCGATACCGGCCCGCGAATTCAACACCGATGACGGCATCCGCAATGTTGATATCTGGGTGTTGGCCATGCGGATCACCGCCAAAGAATTCCTGGCCAGTGCTACGGTGGTGGGGTCGGGCGGCAACTGATACAGCGGTTTGATGCGGATCGTCAGGTTCCAAATCAGGGCGTCCAGATACTCTGGTGGCAGGGCAATCGGGGTGGTGAGTGTGGGAAACTGCACGAGGTGTTCCTTGATGACGATGTGTAATTCGAATTGATTATCACTCGGCACCGGCCAGAAGTAGCAATGCCCCAGCGGCCAATCCGAGTCATAGAACACCGAATTCGGGAAGGTGGTGAGTTTTTTCAAACTGATCGCCGAGTAGTCCTCGCGGGATTCGATCAACGACAGCGGGAAATCGAACGGCTGGTTACCGGTGACCGGCAGCATGCGGATATAGGCGGCGTTCAAGCGATCCGGCCGGGGCACATTGAAGTCGCCACCAGCGCCGATGCTATAGGATTGGGCACCTGTGGAGATCACGAAGCTATCGATCAAGTGATAGATCAGGAAGCGTTCGCGATTCCACTGGCCGATCATACTATTGAGCATGACGAAGCAATCGTTGGTGTCTTCAAAATCGGGTTCTTGTCCCACGCCAACGACCCCGGCCGTTTTCAGGCACAAATGTATAAGATCAACAGGACTAGTGATGCTACCGGCCATGAATAATTCCTCTGGCCTGTATTTACCAATAGCCCATAATGAAAGAGCCGCCCGAAGGCGGCTCAGTCATAGAAGGGAGTATTAAATGGCAGAGCTATTTATGCAGCTTGTGGATTCACTCGTCAGCCGTTGGTACGAAGACGGTTGACATCACCGCCGGCAAGCGGGTTCCAGGAAATTCCCCAATCGCCATAGCATGGCGATAAAGCCAGCCACCGGGCACCTTCATCCGGTGAGTCATCTCAAACACTG